CCTTTTGCTCGTAACATATATATATATAATGCAAATGATGTTCAAGATTTTAAAGGAGTTTATTTTGTAGCACAAGTACCTGTAGGTGGAGGTGGTAATCTTGACATTGACTTTACTCAAACGTCTTTTGACACAGGTCTTTTTGTTTTAGAGAATGATCGCTACACATTTTATGAAGGATACAATCAACAGTTACGTTTATATCCAAGACAAAGTACAGATTTTAATCTTTCTGTTCGATATGTGTATCGCCCCCCTAGATTGCAAGAAGACACCGATACTCCAGAGATTCCACAATCTCATCATCTTATATTGGCCTATGCCTGTTTGATGGATGTTTTAAACAAACATGATAATACTGCGCTTGCAGGTATCTATAGACGAAAATATGAACGTGAACTTATAAAGATGGAACAACGTTTCTTGACTCAAAAACCTAGACGTTTTGTAAAAGGATTCATGAAGGAAAGTGGTGTAGATACTGTACCGATGTGGACTCCTTTAAAGAGAATATAATGAAAGATACTAACGTCAAAATAGAAATGTTGAAGGGAATATATGAAAAATATCCTCAACCTGTAGAATCTGTAATGGAGCTTGTAAATTGGCAAGTCGATCAGTATACAGGAGGATGGTCTAATCGTATTGGTTATGAAAAATATGATAGCTCTGCATCTTCATTTAGTCCTTTTGTTACAAATCGTATTGACAGTTTGTTTTATTCTCAACGGCATCAAGGATCGCAAGATTCTATCTTGTTCGAGCAAGCTGGAGTTTTATATCAGTTAAATGATTTTGTTGGTACATTGCAAAAAAAGATTCTTTCAACAGGACGAACTCAGCCTAAGTCATCAGAAGTAGGCACACAGTATGCACAGTTTGGTCGTTTTGTTTTATATGCAAATGGATACGATAGACCAGGCAAAACTCATTTATGGCCTTGCACATCGTATACATCCAACTATTTAATAGAGTATCCGTTGGGGTTTCAGCATCCTCCTTCTGCTCCTGTTGTTTGGGGAATAGAAACAGATCCTAGTGTAGCAGCAGCGAATGGAGATAAGTCTTCAATATGGTTTTATACTCAACCCTTACCAAGAGCAGATCCCAAAAATAAAGGATTGGGTATTGCAATAGATGCAAAAGAAAACAAATATAAATATAAAGTATCTTTTGTAAATACAGCAGGTTCAGAAGGGCCAATGAGTACTCCAAGTAATACTGTTGAATGGGATACTACAGTTAATGTATTACTTTATGCAGTTACACTAGAGATCCCTATAGGGAATAATGATGTTGTTGCCAGAAGGATTTATAGAACAAAAAACTTTTCTGATGATGCAGGTAATGATGGATTGATATATTATTTTGTTTCTGAGATCCCTAACAATAAGGATGATTTTTTTATTGATGATATACCAGATGCATCATTGGGATCGGTTTCTCCTTTAATTACTGATTCGATTACTTTTCCATCTATGCAATGTAGATACTTGGGAGTGTATAAGGATTGTTTGTTTATAGATGGAGGAATAGATAATGATTTAATCTTATATTATAGTTATCCTGCTCAACCAGATCGATATGCTGCACTAAGCTTTCTTACTCTTGCTCATCGTCAAGGCGGTGGATTGACAGGATTCTTTTCATATTTTAATATATTGTTGGTATTTAGAGAATACTCTATAGACATTGTACGAGGTGATTATCCAAACTTTAGTGCAACAAATCTTACACAATATATTGGTACACCTGCTACCAATACAATAAAAGGTGTGGTTGGACTTGGTGTATTATTTTTGAGTTATGATGGTGTCTACAGCATTAATATAAATGTAGAGTATAGTGATAATCCCACTGTGAAAAATATAACTTCTCATTTACGAGATACTTTTGAACGGATTAATAAGGATGCTATATCAAAAGCTTGTGCAGTATATAGTAAAAAACGAAGAGAATATATTGTACATTTTCCTATAGATGGAAGTCCGGTAAATAATCTTGCTCTTGTATACCATACCGATAAAGGTTCGTGGTCTATTCGAGAAAACATTCCAGCAGGTCAGTTGATTGTAAATGCAGGTGGTGATGTTCTTTTTGGTATGGCAGATACTGTACCTAATACAGATACTGAACATGGTATAATGGTGTTGTCTCGCAAACGTACAGCAGGTTCATCGATAGTTGCCGATGTAATGACAGATAAACTTCCATTAGTTTCTACGATGAGATCAGCTTGGTTAGATTTAGGAGATCCAGCAACAAAGAAAAAGATACATTCAATCTATTTATTTATAGCTACAGGAGGAGATCAACCTGTTTCTCTAGATTATTATATGGATTTTGAATACAACAAACCCAATACTACACTTTCTCTTCGACAACAACGACCAGATTTTATTGATCAGAATGTATATGATAAAGTAAAGCTTGATGTTAATGCATTTTGGGAAGAACCTTTGGTTACAACTGTTCGATATGACGTTCATAGTCAAGCCTGCTCATATTTTCAATGGAGAATCCAAACCCAAAAAGATGTACACATTATAGGATATGCAATAGACTTTACAAGTGCAGGTATGAGAGTGATCAAAGGCAAAAAGTTATGAAAAAATGGACAGAATCTTTTCCAAGAGATGCAGCAATAGTAGATTACAAAGAGTTTAATCGTGGATACAATGAATATAAGTCTGCTTTAAATGGTGGTGTAGATCGTACAATGACTCCTCCCAATGTGTTGAACAGTGCTACGATACAACCTAGAGCTTTCCATGCAGTTAATATATTAAGACGAGGAGATATGAATGTACTTGTAGATCCCACAACAGGTGCAAGTTTTAATATAGCTCCTTTTGTTGGTGATTTTCGTGGTCTATCCTATAATACTTATGGAGGTGGTTGGGTTACTGTAGATGAGTTTAATCTTTTAAACTTAAAAGATGGGATGCTTCATTGGGAGTTTTCTTCTCATGTATACAACAATGTATATTATTCAACGGCCAATCCAAAGTCTGTAAGTATTCGTTTATTATTTGATGGTACAGAAGTTGTCAGTGCATACAAACTTCCAGAGCCTGTATCAACCTTTCGGCTTGTATGTGATGTACCCATAACAAGTTCACCTAATACTGTAACTGTTCAAGCCAGATCGGTGTCTCCTAGTATCACTGAAAATCAAAAGTGTTTATTTTCATTGTTGGCAATGCAACATTTATTTATAGGTAGATGGCGATGAGTAGAATAACAAATACCAATCCTCCTGCTCGAGGAAAAAAACTTACAAGCGCAGATTTAAATACATCATTTACAGAGATAAATAATGGCTTTCCGATGGATGCAGAGAATGTACGCAATGAAGGATTAGATCAACCTTCCTTTGCATTGGCAGGTACTTCTGGTCAATCGGGTATTATTTTAATAAAAGCAGATGAAGATGATAACTCAACTCCTGTTGTTGTTATTTCCAATGATCAGCTAGGTGGGAGTTCTCCTTTAACTCCTCCGACTACCGTACAAACTTGGACTCCTGGTGTTGTTCCATTTAATGAAGATAAAATAATACGTGTGTATTGGCAGTTTGAAAATATAGTGGCAGGAATAAACACAGATCCTATTACGGTAGATTCTAACGGTACTGTGTGGGCTGTATGGCTAGAATGGCAGTTATCAAGTGGAGGTTCTTTTGAACCTGTTCCTTTTCAAAGTGACTTTGGAGATTATTTAACAAACACTCCTTCTCCACGTTCAAGAGGATCTTCTAGTTTAACTACATATGCTTCAACATTAGTCAATCATGTATATATACGGCAGCATAGCGGAGGTGGATCGACTGATTATGATTTTCCTCCTGCTCGTACAGGGTATGGTTGTTGGTGGTTTAAAGCAGATCAAAACTATGTAATATATGGCCTACGTTTAAGAGCAAGAGGATTATTACAAAACTATTATAACGATTATAATGCTACAGGATTACCATCTAGAGATCAAAATGCTTGGAGACTTGCACGCGCTCCAACTCCTTCTGATCATACAATGACAATAAATAAAAGTTATATGGCCTACATGATAATGGAGGAACAATGAGTATATCCTTTCCCAAAACATTTGTATCTAATGAAATACTGCAAGCTGAAGATGTTCGCAATAACTTAGGAGCAATGAGAGATAAGCAACAAAACCTTACCGGAACAGATATGTTGTTGGGCCAATCTTGGGTAGACACTCATCATATTATGCAAGGTAGATATGAACCGGTTAAAAATATATCTGTTAATGTGTCCGGAGTATTTGGAGGAAGGAACAATGGAGGATTTTTTAATAATCTTTCATATTGTTCTAGATGGTTTAGTCAAGGAACAAACAATAATACAAGACGTGTTTATATTCCATACACAAATATAACTTTTGATATACTTCGACCATGCACATTATTTTTTCAATGGTCCATGATACATCAAAGTCTCAATGATGCAGATGGTACAGTTGGCCAAACTCTTTTACATGCTTCTTTAAATGACAAAGCGATAGCAGGAAGTGGAGTTAATCATATTGTTACAGAACAACCTAATACATTAAATAATGTATTGATTGATGGTACACGAACAACGAATGGTATTATTTTAAAAAATATAAGTAATCAAGTATTAGATTATAGTATAGGATTAACAGGCCAATCTACAGCAGGTAAATGTCAAAATGTATCTTGGTCAGTTTCTCTTGAATGTTTTTATATGTAGGAGTATAAAATGGCAGCAATGACAGCATTAACAGCACTTGCATTGGCAGGAGCAGCTAACTCAGCAATCAAAGGTGGTATAAAAGGATATGGAGAATATGGTGCTGCACAAGATTTAAAGCTTTCTGCTGAACAACGAAAGAGATTACGTGAGTTAGAGCGTAGAATGGCTGAAGATTCTTTAGGTATGAATACAGGAGAAAGAGAACTATATAGATCACAAGCTATGTCTCCTGTTCAAACTGCTGAAAGAGAAGCACTAGCTAGATTTGGTGCATCTCAATCTGTTGCAGACATAGGACAAGGTTCAGCGTTTCGACAACAACAATCATTGAAACAAGCAAGCGAAAATGCAAGAGCAGAAGTATCAAAGTCAGTGGCTTCTCGAGATGCCCAAGTAGCTGATCTGCAAACGGCAGAAAAAGCTCGGCTAGAGATGCAACAAAATCAAGCCAAAGCATTAGAGAGACAAGCAG